CTCCCTAGTGTAGACACAAGTGGTGTAGCCTTACCCGAACCTGACATGGATGATATTATCGTAGGCCGAGGTGATACAGTTAAGGTTGTAGGCGTCTCAAAGATTTACTCAGGTGATACCTTAGCCTGTTATATCTGCCAAGTGAGGGAGTAATTGCATGGTTACTCAAGTAACGATTAGCCCTAGCTTCCAGAAGAAGATGACTAAGTTCCATGAATTGTATGGGGACGCTATAGAAGAGAAGCTCACCAGCTTAGGTCATTACGCTGTAGAAATCTCCCCTGTCTATTCAGGTGCCTTCGTACAGTCTTGGTCTTTCACAGCTATAGGTGCAGGTGGGGGCAGATCAAGGACTTCAGCTTTTGGTAGGGAGGGCGACACAAGGTTGATGAACCCCCAACAGGTGAACCCTGAAGGAGCAAAAGCAGAGGCTAAAACTCTTATTGATAGCGATATAGCAGGGCTTAAAGACAAGATACTAGAGACTGGCGGTGCGGTACTAAGAAACAGAGCGCCACACGCTAAGATCGTAGATGATAAATACCTTACGATTACTAGGGTCAGGGATAGGTTTAGATAATGGCTTCTGTATATGACGACATTAGACGTGTCCTAGAGACCACCCTAGCAGGTATCACAGGCATACCAAGTATTGCTTGGGAGAACGTAACCTTCTCGCCCACCACAGGAACATCTTACGTTAAGGCTAGGTTTGCCCCTACAGTAAGAGAGCCTGCTGTACGAGGTCTTAACCCTCAAATGTATTACCAAGGCATTTTTGTAGTGGATGTTTACTGCCCTGAGGGTACAGGACCAGCTACAGCAGATGACCTAGCAGACAGTATTATAGATGCTTTCGATGCACCTAACGACCTCACTGTAGGTGGTACTTCAATTACCATCCGATATGCAGAACGAGAACTAGGCACTCAAGAGGGTGCTTTCTACCGAGTACCAGTAGTTATTAGCTGGTATACTTACCTCACATAGGAGAAGCCCTAGATGGCCTTTGCACAGAATAGCCGTAGCGGTCTTAGCTACATCGTAGAGAGCACCTTCGGGACTACCCCCGCTGGTGACTTCACTGCACTACCATATAACACTCACTCTTTGAACCTCACCAAAGATCGTGTCCAAGGTAATGAAATCCAACCTGACCGTATGCTTCGTGTAGACCGTCATGGTAACCGTCAAGTAGGTGGTGACATTGTAGTTGACCTTCGTGATGGTGACTTCGATCCCTTCCTTGAGTCTGCAATGTTTGGTGTGTGGGATGCTACACCCGTAGCTGCACCTGACGTACTCAAGACTGGTGTTACACCTAAGTTCTTCTCTTTTGAAGATGCTGCTAACGATATTAGTCAGTTCCGTCTGTTCACTGGTATGGCTGTTAGCTCTTTGGCTATCTCTATTGCCCCTAACCAAATGGTCACTGCTACACTCTCTATGGTAGGCAAGAACATGACTATCTCTGGCACAGGGAAGACCGTAGGGGCCACCTCAGGCGCACAACCTTTCGATGCCTACTCAGGTGACCTAAGCATTGGTAACGTAGCCTCAGCGTCTGCTGTAGCGATTGTCACGTCTATTGACTTCACTATCAACAATGAACTGAACCCCACCTTTGTTGTAGGTGACGACTCTGCTCCTGCTCTTGAGTATGGCATGGCTACAATCGAAGGGACATTCACTGCTTACTTTGAAGATGCCTCTTTGATTAACCGCTTCATTGATGAGACTGAAAGTGAATTGATTGTGTCTGTAAACGATCCTACAGGTGCTAACCAATACAGCTTCCAATTCCCTCGTATCAAGATCAACGGTGCTGACGTACCTGTAGATGGTGGTACAGGCTCACGAGTAATCACACTTCCTTTCGTGGCTCTCTATGATGCTACAGAAGGTTCTAACTTGGTTATCTCCCGCCCTGACACCTCTGCCTAAAGAGACCCTCGTAAGAGGATAGGCCAAGGGAATATGTCGGGTGTTCTCTTGGCCGCTTAAATCAAAACCCGATCAAATGTTTCATAAACTGCACATAAGAAGCCCTTATGTTAAATATATAGGAATACCCGACATGGACCTGATGAACCTAATCCCGACTACTGACACTATTGATGTTGTAGTTAAGCACCCTAGCACTTATGAACCTCTTACTAATGAAGATGGCTCTGAGATGACTATCACTGTATATGCACCCCACTCTAAGGAGTACAAGGCTGCTGTACACGAACAGACCAACATTCGCCTAAAGCAGATGCAAGCTAAAGGCAACAAGGCTAATGCTATCACAGCAGAAGAACTTGAGGTAGCCTCTATCAAGATGCTTTCTAAGACTACGAAAGATTGGAACATTACCTTTGGTGGTGAGCAACCTAAGTTCACTGTAGAAGCTGCTAAGACCCTGTACCAAGATGTATTCTGGATTAAGGATCAAATTGAGGAGGCTGTAGCTGAGGCTGAAGTTTTTACTCAGGACTAGCATCTGATATGCTTGAGTGGGCTGAATTTAACTTCATGCTCAACAAGACAGATGCCAGCGGCACTACAAAAAGAGAACACTTGGAACAAGTAGAGAGGCAGACTGGACGTAGCTTGAAAGAATTGGAACCCCCGACAGAGTTCCCTGACATTCTAGTTCACATCTGGTCTGCCTTTACTGCGTTAAGCAACTGCCGTAGCCAAGGCTTCTCAGGACCTAACCCGATAAGTTACCGCGATATAAAAGACTACATAGAACTAACTGAAAGTCCTTTATCACCTAGAGAAGTTAATCTCTTGAGGGAATTGGACGGGGTTTACACAAGGACTGCACATGGCTGATGACATTAGACTAGTAATTAATGTGGAGAACAAAGGCGTTCTTGCAGCCATTAAATCTACAGAGACTCTCGAAGGTAAAGTACGGAAACTGTCCGATACTTACAAAAGGGGTGGTATTACTTCTGGTAAATACCAAAGGGCCTTGAGGGACCTAGCCGCAGCTAGTAACAAGAGTAAGAAAGAACTACAAGATTACGCCAGTGCTTTAAGAGCAGCGGAACGTGAGGCTAAGAAGGAAACAGAGGCTCGTAAAGCTGCTACGGCTGCTGCAAAATTAGAAGCTCAAGCACGTAAGGCTGCGGCGGAGCAAGCTAAGGTAGAGGCTCAAGCTCGTAGGGCTGCTGCTCAAGCTGTTAGGGAAGCTGCCGCTGAACAGCGTAAGGCTGCACAAGCCGCTGCACAGGCTGCTGCTCAGGAAGCTAGGGCTGCTAGGTCAACCGCTGATGCCAACCGTAGACTGCGTATGGAGTTCCGCGAGGGCTATGCTGCTAGGGTTGCACTTAGGGCTGCACAGATGCGCCTTAGTCAAGCACACCGTCAAGGTATCATTGATGCTGAAGAGTACCAAAGACAACTACAACGCTTAGGTCAGGCCGCTCAGCAGGGTGGCAGACACATGAGTCGTTCGGCTGTTTTGACGCAGCAGTTCGGCTATCAAGCGGGTGACTTCTTGGTGCAGGTACAAGGTGGTACTAATGCTATGGTCGCTTTTGGCCAGCAGGCTACACAGCTTGTAGGTGCTCTCTACATGCTACCCGCTGCTACACTTGCTGGTAGGGTTGGTCTTATGGGGCTGACTGTTTCTGTAGGCACTCTTATTGCCGCTGCTGGTATCCTTATCCCTTTGGCTACGGCTATCGGCGCTGCTTGGATGCGTACTAGACGGCCCGCAGAAGAGGTAAAGACTACCTTTGAGGGTGTCAAGGACGCCCTTGATAAAGTTGAAGAGGTTGACTTCAGTAACTTAGGGAAAGAGTTTTTAGAGACTGCCAAAGAGATTAGGGAAGAGTTTAATGACATCCTTGGTATTATTGAAGATGTGGCTAGAAGTAAGTTAGAAGAGTCCCTTAAGGCCCCCTTGAAAGCTGTTATTGCGGAACTAGAGTCTTTTGAAGTTAAGGCTGCGATTGCCGCACAATTAGGAGCTAACGAGCCTACATTTGGGGGGCAGTTTGGTCTCGAAAGCCGTAACCAAGCCCTCTTTCTAGCTACACAACTAGCAAGACTGGACGGAGAAACTAAAGAAGAACTTCAAGGTCAGCTTGAAGCCGTGACGGAAACCTTGTTCCTTCGTGGTATTTTAACCGATGAAGTCAAAGAAACCCTTGTACAATTAGCCGACGAACTATCCCTTATGGAGAGTATATCTGGAAAAGTAAACCAGTCTAAAGATTACATGGGTGGTCTGTCAGATGCTACCGACAGTGTTTATAAATCTATGGACGCTGCCGTAACAGAGACTCAGAAACTACGTGACAAGATGTTTGACGCTTGGCAACGTGGGGATGACCTAAGTAAACTCTCAGTTAAAGATGGTGTTAATGCTGCTGCTATGGCCGCTACAGAGTTAGCAAAGCAGTTAGGTATATCTTTGGCAACAGCACAAGGTATCGTTAATCTAGGTAAAGAAGGTCGCACAGGCGTTAGTGGTCCTGACGCAGCGATTTCAGGTGTCCGCTCACAGTATGGTGGTCAAGCAACCACTGGTGTTGCAGGTGTCCTAGAGCAAGACATTGTTTCTCGCGTTAGTATCGCAGGTAAGGATGCTGCTACAGGCACTACAGGTGGTGGTGTAGGAGATCAAAACGATAGTCGCCTACAGTCTTTCCTAGCGTCCCTACAGACTGAGCAAGAAGCTCTGGAGACTTGGTACTCTACACAGCAGGACCTACTGACACAGTTTAACGAGACTGAGCTTTCTATCATTGGTGGGCAAGCTGAAGCTAGACTCCGTGTGGAACAAGAGTACCTCGATAGGCTCTCGAAAATACAAGCACAAGAGCGCCGGGTTAGGTTGTCTGAAACGTCTAGTATGTTTGGTGCTCTGGCGTCTATAGCTGCCACTGGTGGTAAAAAGCTACTGAAGACACAAGCTGTACTTAGTGCCGCAGCTACGACTATTGCTGCATATGAGACTGCTGTTAAAGCTGCTGCTGAAGCTAAGACTATCCCCGGTCGTATTGCTGCCTATGCGAGTTTTCTTGCTACAGGTCTTGCAGCGGTTGGTCAGATTAAGTCTGCTGGTGGCATAGGTGGCGGAGGTGGTGGTGGCGCTGGTGCTCCATCAGGTGCTGAGGCTGCTGCTCCTACGCAAGCTACAGCAACCCCTCAGAGGGTTATCATCGAAGGTATTGACCGTAATAGTCTTATCAGCGGTGAACAGTTGTCTAACATCTTTGAGGCACTGTATAAAGAGAACGAGAACCGTGGCTTTGTATTTGAGGTGGCTAGATGATCTATATTGAAAGGACTGAGGTGCCACTCGATAAAGCACCTTTAGTTCTCTTTGACAACATCCTACTTGATGGTACGGTGACTGCTACTACATCAGCTACAGACGCTCCAGTAGCTAACCTGCTTACAGACTCTACCTTTGACTTTTGGAAGCCTACTACCACCTCAGGTACGGTCTCCCTGTCCTTGGGTGTGGCTGCTACGGCAAGTGCCTTGGGTATCTCAGGTCACGACTTGGGTACTCAAGGTGCTACTGTAGTAGTAAAGCGGGGGCTAACAACCCTTGCTACTATCAATCCTACAGACGACTCTACTATTATCATCTTGTTTGCTAGTGGTTCTGATACTGCTTACTCTGTAGAAATATCAGGGGCTACAGCAGCACCTTACATTAGTAACCTATTCCTTGGTGTACCTTTGGTGTTCGAGTCTGGTATCATCCCCTCATATACGCCATTGTGGATGGCAGAGGAAGTAGAACTATTAATGAACGAAAGTCTTGGTGGCCAGTTCTTCCAAAACCGTGTCATTAGGAAATCGGCTAACACTGCCGTAAACTTAAACATCCTAGATCGTAGCTTTATTGAGGGGGCAACCTTTCAGAGCTTTAGACGACACTACAATGATGGTAGAACTTTCTTCTTTGCTGCTGGCCCTTCCAACTTTGAAGACGATGGTTCATTCTGCCGTAGATCAGGGGACACCCTTAAACCCACCTTTGCCAATGATGGTATATTCTATCAGGTAGGTATGCAGTTGGAGGCTTACATTGGCTAACGTAGAACCAGTCCAAATCGTAGAGATGGATATAGACTACTGTACACTGACTTACGGTACAGGGCTGTGTACTGCGGTATTAGGCACTACAGGTGTCAAGAAGTGCTTTAACACTTTTGCTACTTGTCAAGCTAAACCTGCCTTTGATAAGGGTACTAAGACACTTAGGTTTATCACTCCTACAGCTAACGTACCTAAAGATGAAGTCTATTTCCCTGCACTCACTTCTGTATCTGCCTTTAGTACCTCTGTTAATATCGGTGGTGCTAACCCCACACTTGGGGCCTTAGGTAAACGAGGTAAAGTATCTGCAAGCATGAAAGACTTTGCTTACCACGACAGGTACTTGGATAAGTATCAGCCTGAGAGGGTAGATGGTACAGCACAGACTGACGAGGGTGGCTATGACCCTGCTGATAGGGGTTCCTTCTTTACTAAACTGAAGAGCCGCTTTCCTTTCTATGCTGGTAGGTCTCTTAGGGTCATTGACGGTTATGTAGATGGTGGTGTATTCACTGAACTACAGACTAGGCACTTCATCATAACTAATATGGTAGGCCCTGACGGTAATGGCAATGTCACTGTAGAAGCTAAGGACATCCTTACTCTAGCTGAGAAGAAGAGTGCCACAGCCCCTGTAGCATCCCGTGGGGAACTCCTAACAGACATTACTGTAGGGTTGATCAGCTTTGACCTTACACCTGCTGGTATAGGCGCTAGTTACCCTACAAGCGGTACTGCTGTTGTAGGCTCTGAGGTGGTCACCTACACACGTTCTGTAGACACCATTACTCTCACGAGTAGGGCGCAATACAATACAGAAGAGTCTGACCATAAGGCTGGAGATACCTTCCAAGAGTGTGTAGTCTATACGAACCAGCTTATCAACCAAGTTGTAGAAGACCTGCTTACTAACTACACAGACATTCCCCCTTCGTTCTTTCCTACTGCTGACTGGGCTGAGGAGATAGAGAGGTGGGTGCCTACACTTAGGTTGGACACTGTTATTGCTGAACCTACATCTGTAGCCGAACTCTTAGGTGAACTTGCAGTCTTGGGTGTGAGCATCTGGTGGGACGATGTAAACCAAAAGATTAGGATTGCAGCCACAAAACCTGTAGACCTTAATCAGACAGTGTACAACCTCACAGATGATGCTAATATCAAAAGTATCTCTCAAGAAGATAGGGATGAGGACAGACTTACCCAAATCCACTTCTACACTGTTCAAGCTAATCCTACAGAGGGTCTAAAGGATAAATCCAACTACGATAGGATTAGAGTTACTGTAGACACTGTAGCTGAACAAGACAATGCCTACAATGACGTAAGAATACGAGAAATCTTTTGTAGGTGGCTGAACGTAGGTAATGATACATCTACAAGACTCCGTACTATCAGGCTCTTGAATAAACTCAATGCTTCACCTAAGCAGTTTAAGATCAAGTTAGATGCTAAGGATATAGCCATTGGCCTTACTGATGTGTTGTACGTAGAGAGTAGGGTTATCACTGACGATACAGGTAAGCCTGTTCCTACCTACCTAGAGGTAACGCAGAAGAGTGAACCTGTAGCTGGCCATGAGGTTGATGTAGTAGCCCAAGCATATCTCTATGAAGGTAACTATGGCTACATTATGCCTAATACTGCTAACCCTTATGGGTCTGCTACACAAGCTGAAAAAGACTCTGGTGCCTACATATCGGACGCCGCAGGGGTAATCTTCACAGATGATCCTTACGTGATAATCTAAAGGAAATAAGAATGACCGACTATACTGTAATTGCAAATACCCAAGTAGACCCTAATGCCCCTATTACCTCGGAGCTTATGACAGCCTTGAGGGATAATCCGATTGCGATTGCAGAGGGGGCTGTGGGTGCGCCGAGGATTGCGAGTACGGCTATTAATGTCCCTATAACTTTTTATGGGGTAGGTAGCAGCACAGGCGACTTTACATTTTTTAGTAACCTTAGCTTAGGCGACTATGCGCTGTTGCGTTATGATTTTGTTGCAGAAGAAACCGCAGACAGCACATCTACCAGCAACATTGAAGTCAGAATGTCAAACAATGGTGGGTCAACTTGGTCATCCTTTGTAAACATCTCTGGGACGGTAAATAGAGACGCTGCTTCATCTGGTTCAGGTTACATTGATATGCGTACGGGTACAGTTCGGGGGCTTTGGTCAAGTAGTCTCAGCACTTTTTCGGTAGACGCTACAATCTTATCGGGCGGGGGTAACGCACTTGAAATCCGTGCTGACGTTGGAATCGGTGCAACCATTTCCGCAGCAGTGATTATTCAGCCACTTATTGGTACGGCTACATAATGAAACTAGGGAATTTTGACATGATACATTACGTTGATCAAAACAATGAGTATATCGGTGCGTTTGGTGGAATGGCCGTTGTTCCGATTGGTGCTGTAGCGGTCTCTGATCGACCATCTGCATTGCATACGTGGGGTGGTTCTGCATGGATCATCGACCCCGCCGAAGCCCTAGCCGCCGAACGTGCTACAATGGTCTGCTCCCCCATGCAGGGTATCCTTACTCTAGGCGAACTAGAGTGGGCTAAGGTCCTTGAGTACCGTGATACTACAGCTACATGGCAGGAGAAGGTTATCATTGATAGTGCTCTAGACTGGAAGCGTAACTCACAGAACATTGCCTTCTTCCAGTTCCTACTAGGGTACACAGATGAGCAAGTAGACGACCTATTCCGTACAGCTATGGCAGTAGAGGCTTAGAGACCATGAAGAACACTATTGTTGGTAGACTTGGTAGGGCGGTTAAAGAGTTCCTGCTCTTGTTATTCACAGCTTGTAGTATTGCTATCAACGTAGTGTTCTACGGTGGCTCTCGTTATCAGACGTTATCCTCTCGTTCCTATATCGACTCAAGGACTTCCTACGAGTGGGACAATAGACGTAAGCGTATCAACAAGGTGTTCTTTTGGCAGGAGAACCATTGTAAACTAGCTTGGGAATCTGAAGTCCTTAGGGCAAAAAGAACACTGCAAAGACATGGAGAACTAGATGAGTTATAAGTTATCGCACAGGAGCCTACAAAGGCTATCAGGTGTACACCCCGACTTGGTAGCAGTAGTCAAGAGGGCTATTGAGATTACTACACAAGACTTTGCTGTTACTGAAGGCGTACGCCACATTGAACGACAGAGGTTCCTTGTAGATAGTGGCTCCTCTAAGACTATGAACTCTAGGCACCTCACAGGACACGCTGTAGACCTTGTGCCTTGGCCTGTCTCTTGGGATTGGGAGAACTTCTATCCTATTGCTGACGCCATGAAGCAAGCAGCAGAAGAACTCGATGTAGCTATCGAATGGGGTGGCGATTGGGCGTCTTTTCCTGATGGCCCACATTTTCAACTAGACTGGAAGAAGTACCCCAAATGAGCACTGAACCTTGGCACCTAAACAAGAGTGTACCTATCTCCTTTATCCTTGCTATCTTATGTCAAACTATAGCCCTCATTTGGTTTGTAGCTACCCTACGCAATGATGTAGACAATAACGCTAATGCTATTGCTCGTACTCAAATACAGGTAGAATCTATTGACCGTATCGTGCGTGATCAATCTGTACTTCTAGCCCGTATTGACGAGAACCTGAAGGCTATCAAAGATGCAATCGAGAGAAACTAAGAAGAGTTACAAGCGTGAAGTAGCTGTTATCCTTATGTTGGGTCTAGGGTGGGTAGTGTACTCAGGTAACCTAGCTATGGTAGAGGTTCTTGTATGGCCAGTGTTTGCCTTTGCTACAGCAGCCTTCGGATTGGATTCATATGCTAAACAGATTAAAGACAACACTGGTAGTTACTCTACTAATGGTGATACCAGCCTGCGGGGTTAGTCCTCTTAGTCTGTTGACAGGTGGTGGACCTAATGTAGCTGCTAATGTACAAGCGGGTAAGACCAATAGTCAGACTGTAGGTACTACACAGAATGTAGATCAACGCTTAGAGAATGTAACCTCAGATCGTATCCGACAGAGTAACGACAGCAATAAGGTTCAAGCTGATAGTGTACAGACCGTAGTGGTCAATGAAGTCCCTGTGTGGGTGATCCTGCTGCTGATCCTTGGGTGGCTCTTCCCTAGCCCTAATGAGATAGGTAGGTATATCCGTAGCATATTCCGTCTTAAACGTACTGCAGATACACGATAGTTACAAACGTAAAAACCCCCTAGAGATTCCCTGCGTAGGAGCCTCTAGGGGGTTTTTTATTGTCTATCAGTAATTACTTTTGCTAGGCAACGCTTTTACACGGGTTCCCCCCATTCGATACACTGTAGGTCAGATACAAAGGCATTAAGGGTAACTGCATAGGCAACAGCCTCACCAATGTCACCGTAGCAAGCCTCCTCTGTAGGATAAAATACAGCGCTAGGTTTAGCGGCACATACTGTAGGGTTATCTAGTAGGCACATGAGTGCAAGTCCTGTAATCATTCTTTAGTCTCCTTTTCTACTGTCTCTACCATCCAGTTAAGATAGACTTGGGCTTTCTTTAGGTCCTCAAGTTTAGCCTCTTTAGCTTTATCGTAAGCTGCCTCAGCTTCCTCTGAAGTATCGAAATAGCCGAGGTGTTTATAACTTTCTCCTATCCGTATACTAGAGCGGTACTTATCCCCGACTTTCCACCAGCCCTTAGCACTAGTGTTCGTGTTATTAACTTCGTAGTTAACGTCTCGTAGATTATCGAAACGGTTGTCACTCTTAATTCGATTAATGTGGTCAATAATGCTTGTGGGCCAGTCTCCTGTAACAAAGAACCAAGCGAGCCTATGTTCGTAGGCCAGTTTACCATTCCACGTAACAACCCTGTAACCCACTTTAGTTAAACAACCTGCTCTAGACCCTACCTTGTTCCTATTAGACCTTGGCTTAGTCCATGTAAAAACACCTGTGGTGCTATTGTAGGTTAGGCCGTTTTTCTCAACTATCATCGGAGAACTGGGGGTTTTCTCGTAAGTCATCGAGGTATTTCCTGACATCCTTTTTCCCTTCCAACATCATTAGGACACGTAAGCCTGAATATACAATTTTACGCGCGTCATAAGACTTTGTCGTACCGCCTTTGTCACCCCAACGACAGATAGACTTACCAACATTACCGAGGTGAAACGAGTGCTCTTTCCATTGTGCTTGTGCCTTGTAGTCTGCAAAGTCGTTCCACGTCTTCCACTCGGGTTCAAAATCATAGTATGAGGATGGCCCGCCATCGCTTTCGATACCATCCTGATTGTAGTGGCTAGGGTGTTCTACGTTATTCATACTACAACTTCTCCTCATAGAAAATCTTGACCCATTGCTTACAGATATCAGATCGAACGATATCCTCAAGCCCAAACTCAATAATGGGGACAGGTATCATGTGCTTCTTAGCCAAGTGTGCTACCTTACTCAAACCGTCTTCACCCTTAAGGTCAGACTGCATCACATCCCCATTAAGCACGATGGTAGAGCCTTCACCTATCCGTGTCAACAACATCTTAAGTTCGGCAGTAGTGATGTTCTGTGCCTCATCAGCAATGACAAAGGCGTTCTCAAATGATCTACCTCTCATCATAGCAAGAGGGGCCATTTCTACGTTACCGTTCTTTATAGCTGTTTCCAGCATACCTTTGCCCCAATGTTTTTGTAGTACATCAAGAACTGGGAGTGCCCAAGGTGCTACCTTCTCACCCAAGTCTCCCGGTAGGATACCAATGTCTTTACCAACAGAAACCATAGGTCTGGTAATAACGATCTTGTCGATCTTCTTGAGTGTGTACAGGTCAGCAGCCATAGTAGCTGTAACGTAGGTCTTACCTGTCCCTGCGAACCCTAACACAATCACTTGGCTACTCGTCTCGATAGCATTGATAAGGCTCTTCTGCGTATCTGTCTTAGGAATAATACCTGATGTACGTTTACTGTCAGCGTTTTTGTAGTTAGTCGTACGCTTAGTTCGCTTGACTGGAGGTACCTGTGTCATGACTAATCCTTGTTAATGTATCAAGCAGTTTAGGCACATGCTTAGGTGCTTAACCCCAGTGCCAGCCTCTGTGACTGATCTTATCAACTAAGGTATTCTAAGTTTAGCTTAAGTTACACTCCACAAGAGCCACCTGAACCACTGATGTCACAAATATCATGTGTCTCGACGTGCTCGTAGAACTCTTCCCCCAACTTACTTACGGCTTCAGAGTAAGGTACAGAAGTTAGTGGTTGACCACCACGAGCACCATCAGGGTAGCAAGTAAAGCCACGAAGTCGGTGTGCATAAGAAGCCAAAGTCTCTGAGAACTTATCTACAGTATCCTCATTGTTTAGTTTACTACCCCAAGATGGTAGGTTGATTGTAGATGAGATAGACATATCCACGTAGTCTTGCACATCAGCTTGGAACTTGATACGCTGCTCATACTTGTCAGCAAGATCAATAGCACTTTCCACCTTGTTGGGATCGGCACCATAGAACTCAATAAGCTCTTGGGCTGCGCTATCTACTACATACTGATAGGCCCAACGGTCCTTACCCTTCAAGTAACGGCGCTTGTAGGCTACAGCAAAGATAGGTTCAATCCCTGTTGATGTACCAGCAAGGATACCGATAGAACCTGTAGGAGCTACCGCACGGTTAGCCACTGGACGTGTAATACTCAAGCGGTCAGCAAACTTCTTACTTACATCATCAGAGACACCCTCATATACAGAAAGCCACTGGTGCAACTCAGGCGTAACCTCGTACTTGTAGCCCTTCTTAATGAGCCATTCGTGTACACCCATGAACCCTAGACCCAATCGGCGGTTCTTAGCTCGTGTGAGGTAGACCTTATCGTAAGGTAGCTGCGCCTTAAGTGTACCACAAATCAAGAACATAGTACCTAGACGTACTACATCACGAAGTTCATCAATACTCTCAATACGACCAAAGTTCAAAGACCCAAGGTTACACACATCGCTATCGTCTTCAGAGGTAACTTCAGTACATGCGTTACGCAATGTCTCATTCTCTTTGTCAAAGAAGTTGAAGCTAAATCCCGGTTCTGCTGTCTGCATAGCCTGACGTACATTCTGTTTGAACACACTACCAACTTTACCTGTCTTCCAGTAGTTAAGCAACCAAGCTGTATCGTAGTTCACAGAGATGTTAGTCATATCCAAAGGTGCTGGGAAGTTGAAGTCATCTTGCTTGATGTCCCACAAGGTCTTACCTGTCTTACCTACAGGCATGGACTCCCAATCCTTAGCCTTAAGAAACTTCTCAATGTCTCCATGTTGCCAGTTAAGAGATGCGTAGATAGCAGATCGACGTGAGCCGCCTTGCATAACCCTACGCCCAATCTCGTTAAGCATATTCATCTTAGGGATAGGCCCTGATGCTTCACCACCAGTCTTGTGAATAGGTGTACCTTCTGCACGATACACAGAGTAGTCAACCCCGATACCACCACCAGTCATAAGGCAAGACTCAGCTTTCCATGACAAGTTAGCCCAGTCCTCACGAGTGTCTTCCTCAGCTTTGAGTAGGTAGCAGTTATTGAAGAACTTGTTTGTACGTCCCGCGTAATAAAGGTAACGACCACCGGGGATAAACTTCAGTTCACGGATGTACTTCTCAAGCTGGTCTTTATCTTCTTTAGTGATAGCGTCGCCACCAGCAGACATAACGTCATCAACCAACGTCTTAGCTAGGGAAGCCCATGTCTCTGCACCCTCGTGACGGTACTTGTGGTTGAAGATGTCTTCGGAGAACTTGCTACGGAACATGGGGTTTAGATTGGACTTATATTTACTCATGTTATTCTTTCTACTGTGTTATAGTTTATTGTTTGCTGAGGAGTACAGACACTAGCAACCCGATAGGCCCAAAGAGTAGTCCCAAGAAGAAGGCCAACCCTTGTTTACCCTCAGGTGCTACTGCCATACTAGCTGCACCAAACATACAGCCAATGATAATCCAAAATACTAGTTCCATCGTTTGATCCTCTTCATTGTGTATTCTGCTACGGATAGTTGATCGTCTACGTCACCCCAAGTGGTTAGCTTACGTGCTAACTTGATTAAGAGTAGTGCTAGGGTGTTTCTCATACTAAATCTCCTAGTTCTACTTTAGGGTAATCCTTGTTCTTAATGATCTTACCATCTTCCCTGCGTAGGATACTACCATCAGGCTGTACACACCGTCCGATGTTGTTCTGGTGTATACGCTTAAGGGCTTCATCCAAGTCCCACCCACGGGCATTAGCATAACCATAGATGACATAGACAAGATCAGAGAGCTCCTTAAGAACAGCTACAGTATCCTCGGGTGCAAAGTCTCTGTGTTCTTCCTCCACTTCATCCCAAAACTCTGAGAACTCCTCTAGGACTAGCCTGAGAGACATCTTAGGATTAGGCTCTTGGCCTGTTACCTCTGCGAAATCTTTAACCATCTGCATCACTGTCATTGTTGTCCCCCATTTAGCCATTCGTATTTCTCCCGTAGAAACTGGTATTACAACTCTTGTCGTCTTCCCAATAATACCAAGCAAAGTTATCCGTAGAAGCAACCCGCTTACCATCCTTAGGGAACCAACAAACCCTGCCGATACTTACTACCCTGTTACAGATACCCATGTAGTCACCGAAGTATTTGTTGTGCATCATGTCCGCAGGCAACAGTAACCAAGTAGGCTTTAGCTTAATTAAGTGGTCGATACACGGTAGTAGGATACCTTTAGTAAACGGTGGGTTGCTAATGATGCAGTCAATACCCTCAAGGTCATATTGTGTAAGGTCTGTAGCAGGCATAACCTTAGAGCTTAAAACGGTTTCTCTAATGTCACTACGCCACTTACAGGTAGCTACATCCATGAGAAGGTCCTCTAGGTCCCCATCGCCGTAGAAAGGCTCTGCATAGGTAACCCCACGAATAAAGGGGACCAAAGGTTCTACCGCCTTAACGTCTGTCGTTGGGTAGAAATCCTTAGGGACCTTATCAAAACCATCATTACGCTTACTCAAGTGTCATATTCCCTCTTTAGTGCTTCAATAGAGATATCTTCAAACACTTGGTTAAAATAGGCATAGTCCCCGTACACTTCCT